TCTGGTCTTCCCCTATCCGAACGCTGTTTGTCCGCACCGTACGCGAAGCGCCACTTGGTCTCGACCAAGAGCGCCCGGTACGCGGACAAGGCAGCGGCTCCCACCAACTGACCGTCCTGATCCATAGGGACCAGAAACGAGTCAATTGGCTGCACCGTGCGATCCACCCGCCAAAAGGCGGCCGGACGGCGTGGCACAGGGAGCAACGGACGGGGGAAGAGGCCCTCCCCTCGGAACGATTTCTTGCTGAACAAGCCTCTCGCGACCAGCCAATTGGGCCCCTTGGAAACAAGGAGGCCAAGCCGCTGGCGGAGAGACTTGGATACAGCAAGACCTCTCCCCGTGTAGCCAAGACCGCCCACCTCCACAGGAAGGTGGAGGCGTGCGTCTCGGGCGATCCACGGGAAGAGGGTCTTCATGACCCTCTCCTGCCGTTTACGGAAAGTCGGGTTGCACCGGCTTTCCGCCGCAACTGGAGCCCGAAGGCCCGGTTGTGGAACAGGAGGGGGACAGAAGAGAACCGTTCCAGTTCGTCTTCTCTCGTTACGCCACCAAGCCACCTCACACGCGGTCCAACCGAACCGCGAGACGAAGGTCTTGGTGTCGTTCAGCTCGCCACCGATCGCGCGGATGGCAATCGAGTAGTCCTCCTTCTGCAAGGAGGGCGAATCGACTGCCAAACCGCCAAGGACGATCCTGTTAGCAGACCAGCCAACAGCATCGTCACCATGGTGACGAGCCGAGGTGAAACACGTGGTTGCCCACGCGTTCACCCACGAGAGAACGACGAACGACAGGGGAGTGCCCATCGGCGATCCTCTCCGCGCCAACCAGGAGATCTTCTCGCCCGAAGGGAGAAGACCGTCCCACCTGGTTGGCTCCTCCAGCCCGAGGGACCTCAAGGCAAGTGGTACATCCGCAGGACGGATGGAACCACAAGCTGCGAGACCCTCGATAACGGTCCTCACAGCATCGTGGTGGAGACCGTCCGTGGCCTTCGACAAGTCGACGGACACGAACGATCCACCACGGCGCTGTCTGAGGCCGGCGGGGCTGAACGCGGGGTTCGTGCCCGGCACTACCCAATGGCCAGGAGCCAAAAGGTAGGCGGAGCGACGAATCCAGTCTCCCTCCATGAAGGTCAAGCAATCGGGGACACCAATCACCCGAACCTTCATGCCGGGAGCTCTCAGTGCCTCTGCTCTCGACCTTGGCTGCTGGCGGCCAAGGCGGAGAGAGAGGAAACCGAGCGCACGTACAGCCTCGTCACCCTCAGGCGTCTCGGGGTCAAGCGGGTCGTTATCCGTAAGGATGAGCGACGCGCGAGACAGCGCAAATCTGCCGAGGGAGTCCTGTCCAAGGACAGAAAGCTCCGCTCGCGTAAAAGGATCGAACTCTCGACCGTCAAAGGACGGAGGGAGACGACTCTTAAACTCTGGGTTGCAGAACCCAGACAGAGATGCGAACCCGAGTTCGCGGAGGAAGCCGTTGATCCCGCCACGAGAACCGGGGTTCTCGTAGCAGGAGGCTGGAGAGGAGGGGAGAGTTCTTGGAGTACGCAACTGACGCTTGCCACACGAGGTGACAAAGCGTCTGAGATACTCCAAGAACTCAGCCGATGTGGAGTCTCTCCGTTCAGCGACTCTCTTGGCATCCAAAAGAGCAGGAGTAACCTGCTCTTTAGGTGGCACGGGCAAACCCCGTGCAAGCCGAGAGAAGCTGAATCCGTTAGCGGGACTGAGCCAGGCCGCTTTGCAGAGCGCCTCCGAAACGTTCCTAGGAACATCAGGAGGGCAGCTCCACAAGGTCCTGAGCGAAGCAGCCCTAACGGAGTGGCAAAGTCCCTTCATCGCACGAGCCACGAACACCCAACCGCGAGAGCGGAGGGTGCGCATAGCCCAGCGATGGAGGAACCAAGCCACACGGAGAGAACTCCAGCCAGAGTGGACGAGACCAGACCAGCAAGCTGTCCAAACTTGCTGGTTCGAGGACATAACGCCTCCACGTTGTCGGATCTTCGGCGCCCTCTTACAGGGGACCGAGGACTCTGCTACGCAGGATGGCTCTTTACCACCGGCTACCTTAGACGGTAACCGGCGGTAGGTGTTGCGCATCATGCGTGA